CCTTTGTGCCTTCTGGTACTTCATTGTAGAAGTCTGCAACATGCTTAAATAAGCGTGGGTTATTTTCAGCGGTAACACCTAACTTTTTCAAATCATCTAGCGAATGAACGCTATATGAAGTGTCAAGTTTGAAAGTTTCTGCAACAGCTGCAGCTGCGCAAACGAGGGCAAACAAGCCGTCGGGCGAATCCCCGACGATGCCTAATTGACCATTAAGAAGTTGAATTTTGATTCTTGGTAACATACTCAAACCTCCTTTTATTTCGCAGCTTCAGCTAGCAAGTAAATACCTTTCTTATCGTAACGACGGACTGAGCCACCTGTACGAAGCAAGAACGAATAGATATCACCATAGTAAAGTGGGTTGTTTTCTGAGTCAAACATCTTCACTTCACCCATTGCACGTGAAACTGAAAGCTTGTGCCATGCAAGTGCTGCTGCTAATTCGCTTGCTTCGCCAGCTTCGTCCCAAGGAAGCAAAGTCTTGTCGTTTTTCACACGAAGAACCTTTGAACGCTTCATAATGTTGAAGCCGTAAAGGTTTCCAAGGATACCTCGTTGAACGTCTGCAGAGTTTGCAAAAGCCCACTTATCTGTATCTGCTAAATCTGCTAGCAAATCAGCGTACATGTGTGCATCTAGGAGCAAGTAGCGATCACCTTCTGGAATGTTATCTGCATCAAATTTTGTCATCAAGTTGACAACGTCTTCTTTACAGATGCGCTTGCGCTTACCGATTGAAGTTGCAGAAGTGTGTGCATCTCTTTCTTTTGTGCCTGTTGTAAGAATTACCTGTTCTTTTGGAACTAGTGTACCCCAACGCTCAAGCAGGTTAACATGTGCTACTTCTTGAAGTTGCGACTTGTCATTTTGCAAGATGCTGTTGCGCTTATCGTAAGATAACTCAACTGTATCTATATGTGGAATATAGATAGGGTCTGTTGTTAGTTCGTCGATTACGTATTCTAAGTCGTTATCTGTGCGTTGATTCACAGTTGCAGGCTTAGTTTGGCGATTCTTTTTTACACCAGAAGGAGCACCTGCGTTAGGAATGTGCACCTTGTGATTTGAAACGTAAACTGAATCGTCTACTGATTTTTCGGCAAATGAGTTCGAAGGATAGAAGTTTTCAACCAGCGCCTGTTGCCAAATTTCTCTGTTTAATGCCATTGTAATTTTGTTTTAATTTAAACCAATAAATAAGTAAATAATAAGTAAATGTAGGTGAGATGATATTACAGAGGATTTTACTCCTTATAATCAATTCCAAACTTCTCTTTGTACTTCGCTTTGAAAGTTTCAAGAGAAGCTGCACGAAGGTTTGCAAGTTCGCCTGCTTGGTCGAGCTCGTCCCAACTCTTATTTGCGATATTTTCTGCACCCTTGTTCTCTGGGGTAAATACAGAAGAGGCCCTTACGAAAGGATTTGCTTTCATTGAGTTAATCAATGCTTCTGTATTTTTTCTATCACTTTTCATGAGGTTTGTAAAGCTTTCTTTTTGCTCATTGGTAATTTTACCTTCAGCAATAGCTTTATCAATGAAAGATGTAATTTCTTTCTGCTCCAAAACAGCTAACTTCTCTTTGTAAGTGTTAACTGCTTTCTCAAGTGCTTCAACTTTAGTTGCTGCATTCTCTAGCTCATTGATATGAGCTAAAATTGCGTTGTCGTCTGCCAAATTTGCAAATGATGCAACGCCCTTTAAGTGGTCTTTTAACGTCATTTTATTGTCATTTAAAGGCTGTTCGAGCCTGTTGTTAAAGTAATTGTATATTTCCTCGGTGGTAGATGCTTTCACATCTTCACCTTTCATATCATAGATGCCATCTATTAGCTTCATTTCTAAAGCTTCTTGTGCGCTAATCCAATGGTCTTTTTCATCGAAATATTTAGCGACAATTTCCTCTTTGTTTTGTCCCAAACGACCTGCAATCATTGACGCAAGGTCATTCTGCAAACTTTCAACTAGGGTTGCAGTTTCTCGAAGCTCCGAAGCCTTACCATACGCTCCAGCACTTACAGCGTGAAGCATGAGCTTTGCGTAAGGCGACATATAAAGTGGCTTTCCACACAAAGCAATGATGCCTGCAATACTTGCTGCAACGCCATCTATATACATTGTTATATTAGCTTTGCTGTTACGAAGTGCGTTGAAAATCGCCATGCCTGAAAAGACATCGCCACCACGGCTATTTATGCGCACGTCAATCTTGTTGTACATCTTCTCAAAAGCGAGTAGTTCTGATACAACTCTCTCAGAGTCAACTTGCTGATTTGCACCGACATCTCCATATAAAAGAATTGCGATTTCTCCATCACCTGGGATGGTATTAAAAATGCTACTATTTGCCATTTTCGTTTGTAATTTTTTTGCAAATATAAAGAGCACTTTTCGATAAAAAAAACGGCTTTTACATGGTTACGCCACGTTTGTATATCATTGCAAATCAAATAGATACAATAAATAAAGCGTTTTTATTTCAGTAAAAAATATATGAACTTTGCACTACACATTATTAAAAGAATTACAATGGCAAAGGACAACAGCTTAAATAAGAAAAGTATTGCGCAATCGCTATATCTTGATGGTAATTATACCCAGGAGGAAATTGCAGAGAAAGTTGGAACGACAAGACAAACGATTGCAAGATGGGCAGAGAAGGGAAAATGGCAGGAGATAAAGGCTTCAAAGACAATTACACCAGAGCAAATCATTTCACAATGGAGTTATCAAATTGTAGAAATCAATAATAATATTAGCTCACGTCCACCAGGTGAACGATTTGCTACAACACAAGAAGCAGATGCACTTGCGAAGATTGCAGGTGCTATCAAGAAACTGGAATCCGATATCGGTGTTCCAGATTGCGTGTCCGTTGCGATGCGTTTTTTATCGTGGTTAAGACCTATCGACATTGATAAAGCAAAAGAATTCAACAACTTATTTGACGCATTTATTAAAGACCAGGCAAATAACAAAAAATAAATATGGTAAAATGGACAGACAAGCAAGCCCTTGCGATTTGGGAAAAGTACAATAAAGGACTTGCAAAAAATATAGACATAGACGAATCTCTATCTCGTTATGACATTGATAAAATGCGTGAGAGGTTGGAGAAAGATCCTGTAGAGTGGATAAAATACTTCTTTCCAAGCTATGCAAAATACGAATTTGCGCCTTTCCATATTAAAGCAATAAAACGACTTATTGCTAATGATGAATGGTACGAAGTTCTCTCGTGGTCTAGAGAGCTAGCAAAGTCAACAGTTGTAATGTTCGTGTTAATGTATCTCACATTAACTAAGCGCAAGAAGTTTGTTGCGCTTGCAAGTGCTACAATTGATGCTGCTGTACGTTTGTTGACGCCTTACAGAATCAACTTTGAGAGCAATCCAAGAATACAGCAGTTTTATGGAAAGCAACCAGTATTGGGTCAATGGACTGATAGAGAATTCACTTGCACTTGTGGTGCTAAATTCATCGCCATTGGTGCTGGTTCTGCGCCTCGTGGTATGCGTAATGAAGCCATTCGTCCTGACGTCATTTACATGGACGACTACGACACAGACGAAGATTGCAGAAATCCTGTAACACTGAATAAAAAGTGGGATTGGGTGGAAAAAGCACTTTACCCTACACGTTCTATTTCAGAGCCTACACTAGTTATATGGTGTGGTAATATCATTGCAAAAGACTGCTGTATCACCAGAGCTGGCAAACTTGCAAATAGTTGGGATGTCGTGAATATTCGTGACAAAAACGGCAAAAGTACATGGCCTGCAAAGAATACAGAAGAGCAGATAGATAGAACGCTATCAAAGATTAGCACCAAAGCGCAACAAGGCGAGTATTTTAACAATCCAGTATCAGAAGGAAAAATATTTAAAAACCTTGCATATGGCAAAGTACCATCATTAAAAAAGTTCCAATTTCTAATTGGTTATGGAGACCCTGCGTATTCAGACTCAAAAAAGAAAGGCAGTTCTACCAAAGCTTTGTGGCTGATTGGAAAGTTAAAAGGCGTGTACTATGTTATAAAAGGCTTTTTAGCACACGAAACGAATGCCAACTTTATAGGCTGGTATTTCGAGCTCGACAAGTACGTAGCAAAGAAGGCTACCGTTTATTGGTACATCGAAAACAATAAACTGCAAGACCCTTTTTATCAACAGGTTTTTAAGCCGCTACTTCGTGAAGAATGTGCAAAGCGCAAAACGCAGTTATTTATTCGTGAAGACACACGAAAAAAGACAGATAAAGCTACTCGTATAGAGGCTAATCTTGAGCCTTTAGATAGGTTAGGAAATATCATCTTCAATGAAGAAGAAAAGGATAATCCACACATGCAAGAGCTTATCAATCAGTTTAAACTCTTCGAGCTTTCACTTCCTTATCCTGCCGATGGATGCGACGCTGTAGAAGGTGGCGTTACAATGACGGACACCAAGACGAACGAACTCGAACCAGTTTATACCATTGGTTACAATGAATTGAACGAAAATAACCCTTATACATTTTAGTTATGCAGAATTTTATATCACTTGAAGATTATGATGCTTCAATCCATCGTGAAATACTTGATAGCCTTTTAAGACAAGGCACGTCAGATTATGATCCACAGATAATAGAAATATGTGAGGATAGAGCTGTTTCAGAGATGAAAAGCTACCTCAATAAAAAATATGATTGCCAGGCTATCTTTTCACAGACAGGAGCAGAGAGACACCCTCTCATCTTGATGTTTGCGCTAGACATTACAATTTACCACATCTTTTGCCAACACAACCCTTACAAGATGTCTAAAATTAGAGAGGATAGATACGAAAGAGCAATAGAATGGCTTAAGGGTGTAATGAAAAGTGACATCACCATTGAAGGTGCTCCTTTGCTACCTTCTGATGAACTTTCAGACAACTCGAATTGGCAAATAAAAAGCGAAGAAGTTAGACCAGTATTTGATTAATCAATTATGAAAAAGAATAAAAACAAAATTATACAAGGTGGATATATTTCACAACCAGGATTAAGACAACCAGACGTTGTACTACAAATGCCTGAACTATTTCACTTTAACCTTGAAACTTACATGAATTCAGTTAATGCTGCTAAAAGCATTGATTACTCAAATCGTGTAAGGTTGTATGACATGTACGAAAGTGCAGCGTTCGACTTGCATCTTTCAGGCGTCATGGCTAAACGCTTACGTGGCGTCACACAGATTCCAATTAAGTTTCAGCGCAACGGAAAGCCAGACGATGTTATCAACAAACAGCTGCGCTCACCATGGTTTAAAGAACTTAGAAAAGAACTTATATTATCGGAGTTCTGGGGTTTTACGCTACTTCAACTATATATAGGTGAAGACCAAAACATCCACTTTGAAAGCATTAATAGAAAGCATTATGACCCAATAAAAAGGAAACTACTCCGCTTCCAAGGTGATATGGACGGGCTTCCAATTGAAAGTTTCCAGAACATGCTCTTTGTAGGTAGCGAAAGAGGATTAGGGATATTTGCAGAAATCCTACCTGCAGTGCTTTACAAAAAAGGGAATATAGGTGACTGGGCTAGATTTTGCAACATCTTTGGTATGCCTATTCGTGAATACACCTACGATGCAGGCGATGAAGAAGCAAGAAGAAGGCTTATTCAAGACGCAAGACGTCAAGGCTCAAACGCTGTATACATTCATCCAAAAGATAGCGATTTAACGCTAATTGAAGCAGGTAATAAGACAGGTTCAAGTGAACTCTACAAAACCTTTGCGGAATACTGGGATGGCAAAATGTCTATTCGCATTTTAGGAAACACCCTAACAACAGACGTTGGAAGTTCAGGTACTCAAGCTTTAGGCACTGTTCATAAAGAAGAAGAAGATGAAATGAACACAGATGATAGAGAGTTTATTTTGGACATTCTCAATTATCAAATGAAAGACCTTTTCAATGCACTTGGCTTCAACACTGATGGTGGTGAATTCGTATATGCGAAAAAAGACAAAATAAATGTAGCTCAACAAATCGATATAGTTCAAAAGTGCAGTAATATGGGCTTACCCATCGACGACGATTATTTGTATGACACTTTCGGAATTGAAAAGCCAAAGGATTACAATGCCTTAAAAGAGCAAAAGAATGCAGAAAAAGAAGCATTAAAAGCAGCACTTAATTCTGATAAAGAGGAGAAAGAAAAAGGGAATTCAAACGATAATAAAACTTCATTTAAACAGCGTTTAAATAGTTTTTTTGGAATAGCCCCAACAAAAGGGGCAAAAGCCAATACTATAGACTTCTAGTTGATGAACTCTACTATGGCAAAAAATGTTCTTGCCACACACACTTTGATAACATAGATAGTGGTGTTAAGTTCGATTTAGATGTACTCGACGAGTTCGTGAATGCCATCTATGAAGGTTTCGATGTGGAGAACTCAATAGAACCTACAATGTGGCAGGAGCTTACAAATATAATGAATGAAGCTACAGCTAAAGGCTTATCAAAAGGCGAATTCTCAATTGATCACAATAGAAGTTTTTTGGATGCAGTAAAGCATGCAAATGAAGTCTTTGCAGCCTTTAAGACACACGCAATGGGCAAAAGCATGGCTTCAAAATTACTAGACGACAACGGCAAATTAAAACCATTTGATAAGTGGATGAAAGATATATCTTCTATCTCTTCTCATCATGTCGGATCGTGGTTAAAAACTGAATATAACACAGCTGTTCTTCGAGCTCATAACGCAGCGGATTGGCGTTCGTTTATCGAAAACAAGGACATTATGCCTAACTTGAGATGGATGCCTACTACTTCACCAGACGCAGAAGCTGTGCATCGTGGATATTGGGAGAAGAAATTAACACTTCCTGTCGAGCACCCATTTTGGAACAAACATCATCCAGGCGATAGATGGAACTGTAAATGTTCTCTTGAATCTACAGACGATCCAGCATCGCCAGATGATATTCTTGATGATCTTCCAATTGGACCAGCACAGCGAGGATTAGAAAACAATCCTGGCAAGGATGGTAAAATGTTTAATGATACTCATCCTTATTTTCCAAAGAACTGCAATCAATGTCGTTTTTACAAGAATAGAGGCTTTAAAAATAAAATGAAGACATGGTTTAGCAATCATGAAAAGGATTGCTACAAGTGTGAATTTATAAACGAAAGTCTACCCAATGAAGGTAAAAAATCTATAGAACAATATGATAAGGAAACCTGGGAACATACCTATATTGCAGAGAATGGGTACGTTGTTACCCATAAGGAGCGAATAGTGGAAGCTAATAAAACAAAGAACGAAAAGAAAAAATACGAGAAAGAACTTAATATGTGTAAAATTCTAGCAAATATCGGTCACAGGATAGAGCATTTATCTGACAAAGGAAGAGAAGATAATCTTACTTATGATATTAAATTTGATGGTATTCCTGCTGACTTAAAGCAAATAGATGGTGGACCAAACAACATTGTAAGATATGCAAGAAAGGCTTTAAAAGAACAAGGTGCTAAGGCTGTCATATTTGAGTTACATGGACGTGAAAGAGCCTTCTATGACAAATTAGGTGAAGCAAGAAGAAAATATGAAGGTAAAATACTTTTCTATTTTTCTGATGAGCATGTTCTTAAAGAAATAAAATAAGGTCGCTAATAAACGACCTTGTGGCGGTACATAGCTTTCGCCATGTCCCTATATCTTTCGATACGTTACAAATGTACAAACATTTATACACACTTCCAAATAAAATGCAAGAAAAATGTCAATATCAGCCAAAGAAATTGCTTTTATCATATCAAAATGCCCTGAAGAGATAGCAAAAGCAGCGCAAAACGAGCTACCTCGCAAGGCTGCCATAATTGCAACAAACCACTTTAAAAACAACTTTAGACAGGGTGGTTTCACCAACAACGGCAATCAAAGTTGGGCTACAACTGTTCGGCAAAGGTATGGAAGTCGATATAAACCTTTGACTTCTGGAACTGACACACTTATGCGAAGTTTCTCTTCGCAAGTTTTGCCAGGCACTGTTATTATCAGCAATTCGCAACCATACGCAAACTACCATAATAACGGAGCAACTATAACTGTTACACCCAGAATGAAGAAGTTCTTCTGGGCAAAGGCTTATTCAATTGCAGGACAAAAGAAAGGCAAAGATAAAGACAAAAAAGCAAAGATGAGTTTTGATACGATGCCACCAGAAGCAAAAATGTGGATGAGCCTTGCACTCACAAAAAAGAAGACACTAAAAATCCCACAGCGAAGATTTATAGGTGAGAGCTACGAGCTCAATCAGAAGTTAAGAGAGATGATAGAAAAGAAATTAAACGACTTAAAAGAAAAAGCATATGGAAGAACTAATTATTAATTTGATTGAGGAAATAAACAAGAACATGCCTCAGTTATCTCTGATAGATGAAGATTACGGACAACTTGACGCAATAGACGATGAAAATAAAGATATGTATCCACTTACATATCCAGCTGTACTCATAGACGCTTCAAGTTGTCAGTGGAGCAATTTATCCGACTTAAAGCAAGAAGGAGAGTGTACAGTTATAGTAAAGCTTATCATTGATTGCTATGATGACACGCACAGAAATTCAAAGACAATTGATAGAATTATGCAGCGTGAAGATTTAAGAAAAGCCTTGCATAATACACTGCAAGGCTTTCGTCCAAATAACGATGGCGCACTTGTACGCACATCAAGTAGATATACAACGATAAATCATGGGATAAAGCTATATGAATCTACATACACATGTAGAATTTCAGAAGCTATTCAGCAAAAAAGGAAGGTTCAGAAGTCTTCGATTTCGTTCGACGTGAAGGTCTAAAGCCTTGATAACGGCTATTTTTTATAGTCTTTCCATCAATGGTTACACCCTCCGTAAGCATGCGTTTAATAATTCTTAGCGTTGTTGCTTCGCTTAAAAAGAATTCATCAAAGGCTAGTTTACGGATGGTGTCGTCGAATCGAAGGCGTTGCACTTCGCTCCAGTAGTAATATCGCTCAAACAATTTCTTATCTCGAAGTTCAATGAGCTCTTTATCTCGACCTTTTGCCATAGGTGCAAATATACAAAATCGAATTATAAAACCAAACAATAACATATAGTTTT